GATGATGATACCACAGAGAATCCTACCGATCCTCCTGATTATGGTGGTGAATTAGATATTGGACTAGATCCATCTGAAGGTCCGTTTGGTACTGATCCTTCTACTACTCCTAGTGATCCAGGAACTGGTGCTGATGGTCCTGGTGATGGTGATGGTGATGGTGATGATGGTGATGCTGGTGCGCCAGGATGTTGGGTTGCAGGTACTAAAATACTAATGGCAGATAATACCTATTGTAATATTGAAGACCTAAAGATAGGTGATATGGTTATGTCATTCCCTGAAACTAAAAAAACAAGACGATGGAACACACCTCTAGAACCGCAACCTATTATATCTTTGCTTGTTGATGTTCATCCTGAAATATGGCACCTAAATGATTCTATGGTGTCAGGTACTGAATGGATAATTAAAGGAGATGGAACAGCAGCTATTGTTCAATGGTTAAATATAGGTGATACAGTGCTTGGACCTGATAATAATTTAATTAAGGTAACAAGAGTTGAACCTGCTGAAGGAGATTTAAAGAAGCAAATTATTTACAACTTTGAAACTAAGTTTAACTATTCATATACAGCAAATAATATGAGAACACTTAGAGGACGAGCAGTCAGAGCGCCTGAACGTGGGCCTTGGTCAGAAGAATATCTATCAGGAGATACTAATGCATATGAAGGTAGTATGCAAGACGAGTATAATAAAAAGTTTCAAAAGTTAGCTGCTTAAAACTTACACTTCTTAATTAACTCATCTATCTTATCTTTACCAAGAGCTTGCATATAACCTACGATCTCTTGTTCAATTGTTTCTGTAGATAAATGTGTAGTTCTATCAGACTTTGCGCCTCTAACTCTAGATAATAATTCCAGTGCTTTGATTGCACTATTGGTATGACCATGAGTAGCAGCAAAGGTATACTGAGATTCCAGTTCATCTACAACATCAATATCAGTAACAAGTTCGTTCTCCAGTTCCTCAATTCTGGTTACGACTTCATCAATCTGTAATAATCTATACCCTTGATTATTAGCAGACTTCTCAGAATACCCTGCTGCTTTTGCAGCCTCTGTTGCATTACGATGCAGGACATAGGCTTGTGCAAATTTTTCTTGTTTACCATTAAGAGACATAGTATTGTATTAATCCGTTTGTTAAGTAGGATAAATATTATTGCTTGTCAGCAACATCCCTACTAGTAAAATCAGGGAAGCTGCCCATTTGATATATCAATCCTTGGTGTGTAATGGTGTCGTCATCTTCTTCAATGTACCCTCTTGGTCCTTTTCCAACGCTTTCCCTTTCTATATCATCATGATTAAATTCAGCCCAGTATAACTCAAAGGCTACTCCTTCATCTAATCCTTTAAACTGGTGATACTCTCCAGGTTTTACCTTGGTAAAGTCTCCTGCCTTGAGAATTGTCTGATCAACTAGATTATAAGAATTTTTCCATACTCTGATAAGAAGTTGACCACGTTCTACAAAGAAACCATTCCATTTATATTGGTGCTTATGTTTACTACATTCACTGTCTTTTTTAAATTCAATACGATGAAATTCAAAAGAACTATTTGAAAATACATTTTCTGTATTTCCCCATATCTTCCCTTCTTTCATATTAACTATCCTCCACAAATTAGATTAATTTTGTTCAAGTTCTTCTAATCTCTTTTCTATTTTATATTTTTCATATCTATCTATAACAGAAGAAAACACAGAAGCACCTACAGTTAAAACTGTACAACCATTTAATAATAAAATAGCTGCACATAATACTAGTATCTTCATTACCTCTTCATGCTATTCCTAGCAACTCCCTTAGATTTTTCATATGAGCGGGCTGCTCCCAATCCAAGTAAAGCCATAATCAATCCAGTAAGTTCCTCTGTACCTAATGCAGGGAGAGTTATAACAGGATACCAGATCGCTAATCCCCATGATGCCATTGGGGCTAGGATATACTGCCATGCCAAAGCAAAGGCGCATATCCACATGATAGCAGGTCTAGCACCAGCCACAAAAATAGAATCATGTTTGGCTTGTTCTAGATTTGTTTGT